TATTTGAGTCAGGAACTTGCTCAGTGCTAGAGGTTAGCACTGCGCTACTAGCAACCCAGTTACCAACACCTCCGTAAAATGTAGAATCCTGAACTGTTAATAATAAATTTTCAGACACAGTAATTGTTGGCGCATATCCAGTTAAAGACTCTGCATATCTTTCAATACCGTTTTCAGTTCCTTTATGAGTGTACATATATAGGGCTTCACGAATTAACCTTTTTTGATTTTTAATTGGCAAAGCAGATTCTGAAAGTAATCCGTAGTTTGTAACTTCTGCAGGTATTAATTCAAAAGGAGTTTCTAATCCTGTATGTCTTGGTTTTAATAAATCAATTAATGTGTATAATTCTTCTTGAGCAAAAGTTAATCCTGACATAAATTTATAAAGATCAGAATCTGCATCAACTGCGCCCAGAGGTTCTTGAGATTTGCTTGTAAAAACTCTTGGAAGAGTTGCCATAAATTTATCTTGAATACCGTGGTCTGATGGAACAATCGCTGTTATAGAACCAGCAACTTTCCAAACTAATGTTTCAGTAAACAAAAACATTCTATAATAAACCTGTCTACCAGGCACCAAGGGTATGTCTGTCGGGTTTTCTTCTCCGTCTATTATTGATGTTCTACTAACAGTTCCTTCTGTCGCAAGTTCGTCGTAAATAATTACGCCATCTTCAGCAGTTTCAGGAAAACCTGCTTGATTTCTTACTAGTCTAATTCTAGTAAAAGTTCCTCTAGGTGTTTGCCACCTAACTAATACTTTTGCAAAAGAGGAAACGGTTTCAAGGTCAGTTGCCAATATCGACATTGGCTGAACAGAGAATCTAAGATTAACAAAAGATCCATAATTAGAAGAACCATAATAATTTACGCCATATTTTGCCACTAGGAAATTTCCTTAACAGCCGCAGAGTAGGAATGAACTGATTGTTTCTCCTGTTGCGTTAACCGCAGCCCAAGATGCACTTGTGCCATTCGTTGTTAAATAAAAACCGTTATTTCCACTTTGAGATGGCAAGGCATTTATAGTTGTCCAAGCAGTTGCGTAGTCACTACTTGATGATTTAGTTAATACTTGACCTGTAGATCCACCACTGGGCACTGCTCCCCAGACATCTGTTAACCCGTACTCAATATTAGTAATTCTATCTTTTAAAGTATTCCAAGCCGTAGTTACGGTGTCATAGTTACCTACACCACCAGAGCCTGTCTTTATATTAGTTCCGAGGTTAGCCTGTATAGAATTTACTTCTTCTTGAAGGCTATTAACGTGTTCGGCCAGAACGGTGTCAGTAAAGTCAACCTTTGTAGTAAAGGACTTTACCGATGCTGGATATGATGCTGTCACTTAATTTCCTCTCAGACCTAACGGTCTATTTTCTCTTGTTTGCCCCTTATTTACTGTCTTAACTATTATCCATTCGCCCCGTGAGTATGGCCTCCAGCAGTTCTGGTTGCCAAAGTATTCTTTACGGTGGTTAGGTTTGTTTCCAATGTCTTGACCTTATTAGCCAATGCCATAACTGTGGCTGTTAAATCAACTTCTGTGGTTCCATCAGATTTTTTAACAGTTATAACATGAGCCGATAGTCCAGTTAAAGAGGTTGTATTAGCCAGGGGTTTAATAAATATCTTTTTATTCTTACCCTGGTTTTTACCAAATGATCCAATCCAAATAGGGTAGTTTAAACTACCGCCAATAAATTGAATCCAAACACCCTGACCTATAACAGGAACGTCAATACTTAGATTAGAAGGCTCTACAGAATCAATCCAATCTGTTATCTCTGTTCCTGTAAGTTGTGGAATAGAAACTTTTAGACGTCTTTGATTTTTTGGATCCCTATTGTTTTTAACAACTCCCCTGTATATTCCAAAGTACAGATTATCTTTATTCATTAAATCTCACTAAGGTTTACATTCTCTTCTAAGAAACGAAATATTTCATCAGGTTCTCCTATTAGCGTTGTTAAAGAAGATCCTGCTCCAAATTCAAAAAGAGCCGTAACCGTTACAGTTTCGATACCTGGTGCTTGTTGAACTACAAACTCAATGTCTCTAGGATAAATCGTGTCTTCAAATGCCATGTTTATATAACCAAATCCTGTAAGCAAAGCATTCTTTATGTTTTCTTCTGCTTCTTCAGTTGTATAGGTTTCTAGTTTTGTGTATTCCATAGTAACAACTGCGTCAACATATGTAGGAGGTTGAATTGTTACAGTAGTTCCAATTAATGTTTTGTCAGCAAGATACTCGGACACATCTTCTTCAAGTCTATCAAACTCTGCTGTAGGATCTTCATTGTCATCTAATCCAGGAGCAATGTCAGTGTCTTGCGCTGTTCTAGTTGGAGCAAGGTATAGAGTCACCGATGTCCAAACATCTGCAGTTGCATTCGCTTTTCCTACTCCACTTACTGAAACCGCAAGATCAGCAAAATCTTTTAATGTTACGGCTCTATTTCCTGAACGCAGAGATGATGGAGCAGCAATACGAATCTGTTCATTACTTTCAGGATCTGAACCACCCAATCCTACAGTTTCATTTGTTAAAGTAATTGCACCTTGAATTGCGGTTGTTTCACCCTCTGATAACCCAGGAAGATAATCAATACTATCTAAAGTACTGGCTGATATGTTTCCAACAGATCCTCCACCAACAGTGTACCTAACTCTAATTTCTGAGTAGTTTGTAGGAATTGCTCCCGATACACCGTCACCAAAATTTATGTTAACAATATTGTCTGAGTCAGAAAATACTGAGTAAACAAGGTTTGTTGGACCGTAATCTAGTAAGTGTTGCACCTGTGTCCATTTAGAAAATATGTCTCCATCTTGTACAAATACTTCAATTGTTCCATCAACTACTGGGGTCTCTCCAAGTTCAAAAGACATATTTGGAGTTCCATCTGATGTACCAACTAGTTCTCCATATGTATTTACATCTTCAGCAACAAGAATTACTGATCGTCCCTGTGTTGCTCCCACCGTATAGGTACCAGGAGTTTCTTCATCAATAGCGGGTACAACAGCCTCTGCATCAGTAGTAAAGTAAACGGTTTCGACAGTGTCTTCAATAACAACTGTTCCAGTTAGTACAGTTCCTGCAGGTATCGTTACCGCTTCTTCTGATGTGTTTGAGAATATAACATCAACAGTCGCTGCTCTATAACCAGCGGGAGTATAGCCATAAGTTAAAGCAATATTTAAAATACTATCTCTTTGAGTAGCAGTCGCTAAGAAAGCCTCATTAGCGGTTCTATCAATATAGTAAGAGACTAGGTCTCCCATATATGCAAAGGCTTCAATTAAAGCAACACCAAAGTCTGCGGGATCTGCTGCTGTCCATTCAGGAATTCGATCTTGAATTCTGGCAATCAGTGACTCTCTAAGTGAGTAATAATCCCTACCAGTATAATCAACTGATACTGGGATATTAGATACTGGGGCTATGGTCATAACAACTCCTCATAGATTGGTTTAGTACCTTGAACAAGAACCAATCCGACGACGGTACTTACTATTTCGTCGTTTGGCAATCCATAAATTACTTCTATGGTTAAAACATTTGTATATGGATCACTAGTTACGTTAACCTTTTCCAGAGTTAATAACGCTAACTGTTCTGTAAATGCTTTATTTACTTCTGACTCTATCTCAACAGCAGCCGTATTTTCTGTGTTAAAGAGAGAGTAAGGAATTAAAGTACCAAAATTAGGACGCATAACTCTTTCTCGTAATGTGGTACCCAATACTGATTTAACTTTATCTGACCAAATTTTTGATTGAGATTGGGTTGAAGCCACTCGACCATATGGGTCAATTAAAAAAGGAAGAGAGATCGCTTTTTCAGCCATTATTTACCTGTCCACTTTCTTGGGGTAACTTTGTAACCAGCAGATCCTTGAGACACTAGTGGCGACTTAGCACTTAGTTTAGTGGATGTTGCCTTTCCCCTGGCCTGAGCGCTCTTTACATCTCTTGTTGGAACAGTACCAGCATTAGATGGTCTAAATGCACTAGGTTTGTTATCACCAACCCCATCGGTTACACAAACAAACTCTACTTGGTATCTACCGTCGGCATGCATATAGTGTTGTACTTTTTTTATAACCCAAAAGCCATCGCTATTGTCTCCAGTACCTCTTACCTCAATAGTTCTCCAAGGAGCAATTCTTGGGTCTCCTTGTCCAACACCCGTTGCTGGAATTTTAAACCTTCCCAGATGAGATGCGGCTTCAGATAATGATCTAGCCATTGCGTTACTGTTTACCACAACAGTAGTTTTATTTTGAAAAAATAATGGGTCCTTTGTATTTTGTCTTAAAGACTTTCCTACTTTATTTGGTGAAGTTGTTGATGAGTAAACTTTACCAGTTACTGGGTCAACACCGCTGACTGTGTTTCTGGTTCTATTGTACTCATCTGGATTTTCAATATAATCTCCAATACGACTTTCAAACACATCTAGAGTAGGTGCGCTGTAATAATTAGATGGAGATGTTAACAGGTCTTTAAATGACATGACTGGAATTACGGTCATAAATTGATTTATCATTTTATCTATAGGATGAAAATGTAATTCAGTTCCTGATACTTGCATTCCATAACCAATTTGATTTGCTAATTCATTTAATTTTTCCCAGTAGGATTGACCAGCCAAAGACTGTTGAGTAAATCTAGTTGGATGAGATGTAACTACTGGTTTTAATTTAAACTTTCTAGCAATATCAATAGCAATCTCAGGGGCTGTTTTATTTATCCACACCTTAGAAGACTGTTCTTTTAGAGGATAAGATGCACCTACACAAATAATTTTTAATTCACGATATTGATCTTGTTTAATTGGAAAAGAAACTATGTTTGTATACCCTCTAAAGATGCCAGATACT